ATACTATATGTGATGGTTCGTTTTTTGTTTTAAGACCTGTATTTAATGTTGATAATAGTGGAGGAACTATTACTAGAGTTTCAGGTGCTAGTTCTAATACTACTACCCAACATGGAAGAAGTGCTGATTTTTCTCAAAGATATAGAATGACCTTTAATTTGACTAACCCAAATGACAATCCTATGAATTGGATTAGATTTGTAGATTTAACTGGTTGTTATTTAGTTTCTGATAAAGGTTCAGCAAGTAAAGATTCTGTCAATACACTTGGTTCTAGCGATGATACATATAATCAACGTTCAGCAGCAAATATAATACCTGAAGATATTTGTTATATTCAAAGTCATGATTGGGAAAGAGATTCAGGTAGTAGTTTCTATCATTATATTGACATAATAGGCAACTTTGATACAAGTGAATATTATAGAGTTATGCGCCCAAATCAAGTATGCTTATATCCAAAAAGTCCTTCAGAAATTAATCTATATGAAATGCATAGTAAATATACTAAACAAGCACATAGTGATGAAATGTATTCTAGAATTGGTAATTTTAGATATGCAGAAAATGAAGAATATAGATATAATGCATATGATGAACCTGACAATGAAGAAGGGGTATTATCAATGTATGTAATTGTGAACCCGCATCATGTGGATAGTTCTATGACTCAAAATACTAATATAATTCCAACTAAATCAGCAATTAAAGGCCATACTGATTATTTATTCGGTAATACTGGTGTTATTCCTTATGGTTCTTATAATTTCTTAATTAGTGATGGGATAAATAAAATACAAAGTCAAGTAGAAATAAAAAATTCAGATACTTCCGAGGAAGGGGCTATATATGGAAGAACAAATACTTTAGTTATATCTAATAAATTAGAAAAACTTTCAGGTGTAGTTTCTTTCGGTGAAACCTTTACAGTAAAAACTGCAACCCCTGTTTCTTTGAAAAATCCATCAACAGCATCAATAGGCACAGGAGTTAAAATAGGATATGATGCAGAAGATATAATTAACGATGTTATGGAAAATAATGATATAACTTATACTAGAACTGACAAAGAATTATTATATATTTCTACTCCAAATATTCAAGGGAGTGACCTATATAACGCTGTGGATTATTTAGCAAAATTAAAAAATAAAGATATATCAATTATTAATGATACAATAGAATTAACCCCAAAAGATTATGAATTTAGATTTACACAACTAGAAATTAATGAAAAAGATTCTGATGTGAAAGTAATTGAAATTGAACAAAACTCTTCAGCATTCGATTTTTATAATGAAATTATTCTATATAGTAGCAGCAATAAATCAATTAAAAGAAATTCTAAAAGCATAAAAGAAATAGGTAAAAAAACTTATGAAGAATTTGATAATAATATTTCTACTCAAGAAGAATTAGATAAAAGGGCAACTGAATTATTGCAACTATACTCTATTAATGAAAAAAGAATAACAATAAAATGTATTAATAATAGTTTAGAATTAATTAGAGCCGGTGATATTATTACTATTGATTATCCTAGTGAAAATATACCTAGAAATAATTATATGGTTTTAGAAGTTAGATACGATTCATTATCACAACTAACTTTAGAATGTGGAGGATATAGTAAAACTTTAGATAACCATTTAGCCAACCTAATTATTTCAAATAAAAATGTTGCTGCTTTCTTAAGAAAAGATAGATTTAAACCATCAACAGTTGATGATATTTATTATGATAGTTTTAGATTAAAACCAATTAAACTTGGTATGACAAGACAAGTAACACAAGGGAATACTGCGGCAGGGTTAAATACTCAAGCATCAGTCGATACTACACAGGCTATTGGCAATTTAGTCAATGAAGATGTATTATGGGAGGAATATAAATGATTGTAGATGAAGCAAAACAGAAAGTGGCCTTATTTTTAAAAAATTTTTATCAAAGAGGTAATGTCGGTGCAGGGGGTAATGCAACATTTCCAACAGCAACAGATTTAGATGTTCCAATTTTATCTTCTAATGCGACAACTAGTAATTCATTATCAGATGATACTACGATTGATTTTACATTATCAATTAATGGTGGAAATTTACTAGGTAATACAGTTAGGGAATTAGGAATTTTTAGTCACAATATGCCTGTTGATGATACAGATTTTACTGAAATGATTAATGAAGGTGTTACACCAGATGAATCCGGTTCAACTTTGGCAACGGGTGGGACAAGTATGTTGGCTAGAGTAGTTTTTGATGCAATCGGCCCCTTTCAATCAACAG